ATCATCCGCATGGTGCGGGAGGCTGGCTGGTCTGGCATTTACACGCAATGGCGTGAGCCTGATGGCAGTCCAGATTGGACGCCAGTGAAGGAAAGCCTGACCGTTCCCGTAACGATGGAGCAAATTGAACGCTTCGCCGCCCTTGTTGCCGCGCATGAACGTGAGGCGTGTGCGTCCGTGTGCTGCGACATGATCGACGCCGAATACAAAACAGGCAAAGTTGACCACAATGAGATGGCTTGGACGCAAGCCTGCGTTACCGCCATACGAGCAAGGGGCAGCCATGACTAAGAATGATCTTAAGATAGCCAAGACTGCTTTTGAGATGGTTAAAATTATCAACCATGAAATTGATAAGCTTTACGAAAAGCACGATGAAGAATTTGCTGACCAGGTTTACAACGGCGTCGCTCTCACGTTGATAACCAAGATCTGCATCGCGCTTTGTGAGCAAAATGGCCACGCTGCATTTGAAAGCTATTGGTCAGACGTTGATAGCAAGATGCGTGAGATGGTCAAAACTTTTGCTTGCGAACCAACAAAACATTAAGTAAAGTCCACAGGGCATGGCTAGGTTAGCTACCGAAAAGCGGCTTCATCACCCGCCTGCCAACGCCCAACTTCAGTGATGATTGCCTTTGATGGAAGGTTATGAAATGCACTTTTATCCCCACCACATCGGGGACTTTTTGAAGGACACCTCGTCCTTAACACCCGAAGAGTCCTACTACTACCTGCGGCTGATCTGGCTGTATTACGACACTGAAAAGCCCCTCCCAGACGATATTCCAAGCCTTGCTTTTAAGATCGGAGCGCGTGGCAAGGAGGATTGCGTTCGGAGTCTGGTTCAGATCTATTTCACATACGATTCAGATCTGAAATCACATACGCATCAGAGGATTGATGCCGAGATTCGCAAGTACCAAGCCAAGGCAGCTTCTGCAAAGCGTGCGAATCAGATCCGTTGGGAAGCTGAAAAGGATCTGAAATCAGATCTGAAATCAGATGCGGAACAGATCCCAACCAAGAACCAAGAACCAAGAACCAGAGAGAGCCGCGCTACGCGCTTGCCCCCAGACTGGGAACCGTCCGATCAGTTGATTGCTTTCATGCGGAAGGAACGGCCTGATCTGAACCCAAGCCATACCATCATGAAGTTTTGCAATTACTGGCAAGCCAAATCAGGTAAGGACGCTACCAAGCTGGATTGGGATAAGACCTTCCAAAACTGGGTACTTGCTGAAAAAGAAGGCAAGGCGAAGCCTGCAAGCCAAGATCCCTTCGCAAGCCGGGGTGGCGTATGAAGGGGCACGACTTCGTTATGGACCTGCTGGCTAAAAATGAGGTGCCCCGCGCCATCTTCATTGAGTTTGATGGCAAGCCTGATGCCTACGCCGCAGTCCCGGTTGTAGTGGTCAGCAAATGGGATTTTGACTACCGCTGGGCCAAAGGCCTGGTTGCTCACGTTACAGGCCCTGACTCCGATGCAGTAGCGCGCGCCACCAAGGAACTGCTCCGCTGCGGTGCTGCTCGAGTCTTTGCTCATTACACCGAATCACGCTTTCCCATCTTATGGGACTCAAAGGTTGACGCATGAACACCATTCCTCAAGAAATCGATTTCCAAGCCTGGTATGACTCCATGGAAGCCCAGGTCCGCGTTAGATCCGCGGCTGACTGCATGGACCAACTGATCGACCAGGTTAAGAACCCGGTCACAACCAAACCCATCACGATGCCCTGGTCCAAGACGCTGGGCCTCTTCGAGTTCCGGCCTGCCGAGGTTACGGTCTTTGCCGGCACAAACGGTAGTGGCAAGTCCATGCTGACCGGCATGATTGCCCTGAGCCTGATCGCTCAAGGCCAACGTGTTGTGATTGCAAGCTTTGAGATGAAGCCCTTGCGCACCCTTCAGCGCATGGTCAGGCAATGGTCCCGTCGCAGAGACCCTGCTGTAGCCGATTACGAGGCCTTCAAGGACTGGGTGGGAGACAAGATGTGGTTTTATGACCAGCAGGGAACGGTAAGCCCTGGGCAGGTTTTAGGGGTCGGCAGTTATGCTGCAGCCAACCTCAATTGCAAGCACTACCTGATCGACTCACTCATGAAATGCCTGCGCGACGAGGACGACTACAACGGCCAGAAAAACTTTGTGGACCAACTCTGCACCTTGGCTCGAGATTACGACACGCACATTCACCTGGTGCATCACATCCGCAAGCAACAAAACGATGAGAACCCACCCACGAAGATGGACCTTAAAGGCTCAGGCTCGGTGGCCGACCAGGTTGATAACGTGATCCTGATGCACCGCAACAAAAAGAAGGAGCGTGAGGTCGAAGCAGGAAACGTCGTTGACCAGTCAATCCCTGACGCTTACCTGGCCATCGAGAAGCAGCGCAACGGTGAATACGAAGGCGTCATCAGACTTTGGTTCGACAAAAACTCACAACAATTTACTGAGCAAGCCTATGGAAACCCCATTATCTTTTGAGGCCACCTTGCCATGGCCACCTACCGTAAACACTTACTGGCGGCACAGAGTCATTGGCAAGCTCGCCACCGTATACGTTTCGCAGGAGGGCCAGGCCTACCGCAAGGCAGTGAACTTATGTCTTATGGAACATGGGGTGAAAACTTACGAACTCGAGGGGGACCTGCGAGTCGAGATCGAAGTGTTCCCACCGGACAAACGCAAACGGGACATCGACAATCTGCTCAAGTCCCTGCTGGACAGTCTGACGCACGCCCAGGTGTGGAAGGACGACAACCAAATCTCAGATCTGAGGATCTATCGCAACCCAACGATTGCCGGGTTGGTAAAGGTCCGAGTGTATGAGCTAGAACGGCCTACAAGCGATTTTCCCAAAAGCATGTAGGTGGACATCAACCAACCATTATTTGTGCCTCTGAGGCGGCATGGCAAGGCTAGAAAGGGCATCCATGAATGACAATGTCAATCACCCAAAACATTACAACTCACATCCATCAGGTGTGGAGTGCATTGAGATTACTGAGCACATGACTTTCTGCTTGGGCAATGCCATGAAGTACATCTGGCGAGCAAGCCTCAAGGGCAAGGAGGTCGAAGACTTACGCAAGGCCCGGTGGTACATCGACCGGGAAATTTCACGCATCTTGAATGAGAAAAACCATGAAGCATGATCCGCATGACGCAGTCGATTACATCATCAAGCACGCAAAACAATTTGCTGACGCCAAAGCGCAGCGCGTTTACCTTGAAGAGTTTCGCAAGAGCAAGAAGGCGTTGCTGATGAAGCAATCCATTGAAGGCGCCCTTGGCGCACAGGAGCGTGACGCCTATGCTCACGCTGAATACGTTGAACTGCTTAAAGGCCTCAAGGAGGCCGTCGCAATTGAGGAGAAATTGAGATGGGATCTGATCGCAGCACAAGCCAGAGTGGACATCTGGAGAACGGAACAAGCCAACCTGCGCCTCGAGGGCAAGGCCACGATCTGATGAGCAACGATGGCCGCCACAAGCAAATGCTTGCAGACCTGGCTGACTTCATCGGCGCTGTGGCTTTCGAGGATGACAAGGGCTGGACTGAGGAAGTTTATTCCGAGGGCTGGAGCGCTGGCTTCAGATCGGGCCTGGCATATGCCGCAAAGATTGCGCAATCACAGGGCAGGGGTTGGGGGATAGAACATGCCGAGCAGATACGAAAAGCTTTGTAATCTCAAGCAGGGAAGTTGGTTCATTTTGATCCGATCGGGCGAGGTGCTGCAAAAGCTCGGTCCCATGAAGGATGACTACCGTTACATCAGTTGCCGGGCTGTCACGGGTGATACCAAGGTGCTCAATTGTTTAGTTGGCGTGGAGACGATCGATGAACCAGGAAGAGAAAAAGCACCTGAGTAAGGTGGCTGCCATTGGCTGCGTGCTGTGTCACTTGCAGGGCACACCAGGTACGCCTGCAGAGTAGCAATTTTGTACACCATTCGCTACAATGGTGTAAAGGAGGTGGTCATGGAAGAGTTATGGAAAGAGTGTT